TGGGCGTGTCCGTTTGGACATTCCTAATGCTGCCTTTCAAGAGCAAGCAGCACTCCAATCTGAACTACGTACTGGTGCGCGTTATCCTGAAGGCAGAACTGGAACCATTGACGCAAGTATCATTACTGGTCAAGGTGTCCAAGCATTACTCGGTGCTTTTGATTCACAAATCAAAGCAGGTCAGACAATCCTTGCTGACGCACTTGAAGAAGTACTCGGGTTATGTTTTGAAATGGATGAAGTCCTTTTCAACAAGGAGAAGAGCGTCAGAGGTTTTGCACAAGGAACTCCGTACGAATTGAAGTACTTGCCAAGCAAGGATATTAAGGGCGACTACTCTGTAGAAGTCCGATATGGCTTGATGGCTGGATTAGACCCTTCACGCGCCCTGATTTTCTCTCTTCAAGCACTAGGTGCAAATCTAGTATCTAAGGATTTCATTCGCCGTGAACTTCCATGGAGTTTGAATACATCTGCGGAAGAACAACGTATCGAAATTGAAAAGATGCGCGAGAACCTATCTGCTGCAATCACCGCGAGCGCGCAGGCAATCCCTGCTATGGCTGCTCAAGGTGCTGACCCATCTAAGATTATTCAGAGCATTGCAGAAATCATTGATAGACGACGTAAAGGGGAAAGCATCGAAGATGCTGCCCTGGCTGTATTTCAGCCTGCAGAGCAGGTTGCACCAGCACAGGCGCAGTCAGGAGCGGTTCCACCAGGAATGACGGCCCCAGTTGAGCAAGCGCCCCAGTCCCCAGCCGCTCCTGGACAAGCCCCTGGTGGAACTCCTCCCTTACCACAGGACTTAGCAGGATTACTAGCAGGATTATCAGGCCAGTAATATAAAAATTTGAGGGGACGATGACTACTCTTGTTGGTATACAAGGCGAAGGTTGGTCAGTAATAGGAGCGGATAGACGTTCTACTGATGATGCTGGCAGACCGATTCTAATGGAAACAAGTAAAATCATTGAGAACAATGGTTTACTTATTGCAGGTAGCGGCGCAGGCCGAGGAAGTAATTTACTTCAATTCGGATGGAAAGCACCTAAGCCAACTGCAAATCAAAATTTGGATACTTTTGTAACTCAAAAGTTTATCCCAGAAATGCGTAAATTATTTGTAGACGCAGGCTATGATATGAAGGAAGATGGCGATGCTGCTGCACATGATTCGCAATTTCTTATCTCAGTTCGTGGAGTCATTTATCCCATCTTTGAAGATTATTCTTGGGATAGAGATAAAAGAGGAGTTTACTACTCAGGAAGCGGAGGGCATGTTGCCCTTGGTGCGCTGGAAGCGTTAGGTGTCGACGAGGTAAAGACACCAGAAGAAGCAGTACGAATAATCGAAACTGCACTCAACATTGCAATCAAATGGGATATATTTACTAATGGCCCAGTTGATGTAAAGATTCAGAAAGCGAAGTAAAATGGCTGATAATGTTGCACCTATTGCGATGCCTGCTGGCATGTCTAATCGTACCGATAAGGGATTGGTTCAGAGAGTGCAAAAAGTACAACGTGATGCCAAGTTAAATCGTGCTGCAGGTGGAGCATACAACGAGCGTAACACAGTTAATTCACTTGTTACCGAAGGTGGTATGCCTACAACTGGTTCTGCTGTATCAGTCAATGCTCCACTTCCTCCTCCACCACCACCAATACCTGCATCTGCAATCCCATCAGTAAATGTTTTTGCAGAAGGTAATGCTGATACTGTTCCATACTCAGAAGGTTCTCCTTTTGGCCCAGGAAAAACATCAACAAATATTCCTATGGTGGAAGCACCAGATATGGGTTCTGCTCTTGCTCGCGCTCTGCTAGCACAGAATCCTACTAATCCACAATTAGTTGCAATTGTACAGGCATATAACGAAGCAGGTATGTAGTGGCTAGTCCGACATTAAATCCTGCGGTTGCCAAGTACTATACTGAACAAAATCGCCGTGACTTCATGGCTAATGCAGTTCAGATAGCACAAGCAAACCTTTCACCTGATAAGTTATCTAACTTTAATCAGATTACATCTAAGTACCCTAACCTAAGCAAAGATGTTGTTATGGCTATGGTACAAGCAAACATGAATGCTAATACCCCTGGTATTGCAAAAATTGCTTCACTAGATGGTGTCCAACAGTTAAAGAACGACATGCTTAATGTTGATAAACTAAAGACACAGGTTAAAGCAGATAAGAGTTTATTGGGTAGCATTGGCGATGCTTTTCGCACTGTTGTTTATGACCCATTCAAGGGTGTAACTCGTTATGGATTTGCTGCACTTCGTGCGCCTTATGACTACGCAACTGTAATTACACGTGATATTACAGCAACACTTTCAGGTGAACAAGGTGCTGGATTACAGTTCATAAAAGACTTAACTCAGTTTGGTGGAAAAGCAACCACTTTTGGTTCTTTGATTTCACAGAATCCATTCAAGGTTAATGCTGGTTCAGGTTTCTTCGTATCACCAGAGTCTAAAGTTGGCAAAGACCAAGCCAAGGCTATGGCTGCTTATGGAAAGATTAATGGTGATTCATTCACTATTGGTCGTTTTGCTGCTAAACAACTAGCAGAAGGCCCAGATACTACTGCGTATCGTATTACATCAGGTTTAATTGACGCAAGTCTTAATATTGCACTTGACCCATCTACTTGGTTTGGTGCTGGTTCTGTTACCAAAGTACTTGGTAGAGGTAAAGAATTAGCAGAAGTAAAGCAGATTGCAAAGCCATTTGCACAAAATGCTGCTGAAGAAACTACTTTGGCTGATGTTAAGTATGTTAAAGAAGCAGATAAGGCTCTCAAGAACCTACCTGGAACACGTACTGCTAACAAGTATCTTAAGAAAGAAAAAGAATTCAACGAGTTAAAACTTGCTCGTGATACTCAACTTGCTAAAGGCATGCAGAAAGTGCTTGCAAGTACAGAGGATTTGTACAAAAACTTTGAAGCAGATGCTGTTGCTAAGAAAACATTATCTGGTGATGCAGTTTCACAATGGTTAGTCACCAATCCTAAGACATTTACTGGTGAATTGACTGCTGCAATGGATAAGTTGTCTGCAGATATGAAGAATACAGGCAACTTCTTTGAAGGATTCATCATTCTTGATGAAGTTCCTGAGGCTGGCAAGGTTTCAGTAGGCGCACATGACCTAGATGAGTTCTTTGTTACCAAGGTTGGCACTAAGAAGTACCAACTTGTTGACCTTGCAGATGATTTTAGTAAGGCTACACCTAAGCAAAAGCAAGCAGAAGCGTCAAGACGCGCGATGTTATTTGATGCTCTTGATAATGAGGCTTCCAACTTTGATAATGCACCAGAAGTTCGTCAGATTTTGGATGAAATATCGAGGACAATAAAAGGCGATACCATCGACGCAGGTGGGCCTGTTGGGGCGCTTTATTTTTCTGAAAGCGTGGAGAGCCTAGGTCAGATTATTGGCCGTGTTGCTGCTTATAAGAACCCTGCAGTAATGGATAAGTTCTCAGATATGGTTCAATCTATCTGGAAAGCAGATGGTTACAACAATGTTCGCTCTATCTATGGTGAACTTGGTGGCGTAGTAATTACCAATGTTAAGAAGGGTCTTGCTGCAACCCAAGCAGAGATTGCTGGTGCTGCATCAGAGATTGTTAGCCCATCTGACCTTGGCCCAAATGTTGCTAAATTACTTAATTCTATCAAGACTAAAGATGATGCTATTGCGGTTGCGCAAAAGAAACTTGATGAAGCAAAGAAGAAGGCTGACGAAACATCTCGTCAGGTAAAAGACATTCGTCTATTCCGTGACTTTGCAAACCAAGACCCAGATATTTTGAAGTCTATTGCAAATAATCCTGAATACAAAGATTTTGCAAAGGCAATTGATTTACAGATTGGTGTTGCTGCAGGTGGAGATAACCTACTTAAAGAGTGGTATCGTTATCAGGCTGGCTTAACAGATTCATTCCGTGGTGAAGTATCTGGCCAACTAAACAAGGCTATGGAATTCTTATTGGGCCGTCGTTTTCAAGAAATTGCAGAAATTGTTGCAAAGGAAACCGATGCTGCTAGAGTGCATCGTCTATTTGGTAAGAAACTAACTGCGGAACTTGTTGTTGCATTGACTGCTGCTAAATCAGCAGACGATGTTATGCGTGTGTTCTTGGAACATTTAGGTTCAGCAACTACTGACCCTTCTATCTTTAAGTCTGCAACACTTCGTGGCGAATCAGCACGTGCCGCCATGAACCCGATGGCACGACTTATTGACCCAGTAAGTCTTATTCCTTTGAAGTATGCTGAAAGAATTGACCGCCAATTCAGTCGTTTCTTTGTTCGTTCTAAGGCTCTACACCTTAGCGATACAACTGCTTTGATGAATGGTGTTGAAAACTGGATTACATCTGCTGGTTTACAGGGTGCTTCTCTGCTCGGTAAGGCAACAACTGAGAATCTAATTGACGATATCAATCGTAAGTTGATGGCTGCTGGAACTAATCAAGAACGTGCTGCAATTATCGAGAACTCAATGACTGATATTGTTGAGAAATTAGCAACACGCGTTGGCATGGATGCTGATGCAAAGGCTGCTATTGCTCGTATTGTAAAGACAGATGGTAAGGTAAAGAACGAGATTACTGCTTACTCAGTAGGCAAACTCGTAGATAATTCTGTTCCTGAAATCGTGAATGCAGGTGGAGATATAGTCCCACTTCCAGGTGCTATGCACGAATATCAGTTATTGAACGATATTATCCATTTCCCAGACTCAAAAGAAGTATTAAAGACTCTTAATAACTATACCAAGAATGCTCTAGTGAGCAAAGCAAAGGCTGGAAAAATCTTTGCTGAGGAACTTGGCGATGTATGGCGTACTGCACAGTTAGTATTCCGTTATTCATACATCCTACGTAACATCGCAGAGATGCAGATGCGTCAGTTCTTCTCTGGTCATGCAAGCCTTATTAGTCATCCATTCCAGTTTATCTCAATGGTTATGGCCGATTCATCACACGGATTACGTGGTAAGTTTGCAACTCGTGTAGCAAAGTATCGTTTTGATGCTGTAGGAAACAACTTTAAGAATACAGATGCTGAAGCCGAAGCGCTAGAAGCAATCATGGAATACCGTGTATTCGCACATCGTGGTGAATCTGTATCTAACTACATGCAGAATCGTAATGCTGAGGTATTTAAGACCCACCGCGTTGCTACATCTACAGACCCAGATTTCATCGAAGGTCTTGGATATACTGTAAATCGTTGGGCTACAGATAGATTTGACCGCGAGATTGCCTTGCTTCTTAGCACTAATGCTGATAATGCTGCTAAGTCTAAGTTTGTAGATGATTTGGCAAAGGATTTTGATAATCCAAACAACCCACTTCGTCAGTATCTACAGGGTGTTTACAAGAAGAACGAAGGCATGTTGCGTCTATTCTTGAAGGATGTTTCTTTAGGTGATGCAGGTATTGCTAAGGATAACTTAAATCTACCTAACATCTATCGTTTCTTCTTTGATGAGGCACAAGAACACAGCCTTGCAAGCCAGATTCGTGCAGTTGCAGGGAATGGCCCTAAGTCACATCTGATATTAGATATGATTGCTAAGGGTGAAACTAAGTTTACATCTAATGGTAAAGATGTTATCATCAAAGTGCCATATGCCTTCTCTAAGGGTAAGAGCATACAAGAGATGGTTGGATTGGAACGCGATTTCAAGAAAACCTTAGAAGCACACTTCTCTCCAGAAGATTTAATTGGTTCTCGTGTACTTGTTGCTCGTAAAGGTGCAGTAACTGGCCCAGCACCAAAGGTATTAACCGAGTATGTAGATAAGTTCTTCGAGTATGCTGCTCGTAAAGAATCAAAATACAACTTCGGGCCTGAATATCAAATGGCTTACTGGGACCACATCGGTAGATATATACCTATGTTGCGTACTGAAGAACTCGGTAAATTACAGAAGAATGCAGTTAAATCACTTGCACCTGTAACCGTAAATGGTAGACCAATCGGTAAGAAGCACCCAGTATTGAAGGTTCTTGAGAACGAAATGCGCGCTCGTCAAAAGGGTAAGCGTGATTTTGGTACTGCTAACCTAACAACAGTACATCAAATGGCTGCTCGTGAGGCTGCAAAATACACTCGTGAATTGTTCTATGATGCTGCTAATCAGCAACAATGGGCTAACGCATTACGTCTAGTGTTCCCGTTTGCCCAAGCACACGCTAATACAATGCGTATGTGGGGCAAGTTAATGTATAATAATAAATTACCAGCAATTCGATTTGGCAAGGCATACCAAGCATTAACTCAAAAAGATTCAAATGTTATATATGATGCTACAGGAATGACCTATGATGAGAATCAAGGCTTCTTGTATACCGATAACAATGGTGAAACACGCTTTAAGATTCCTTTGGCTGGTAACTTATTAGGTGCTTTAGCAGGTGGTGCTGGTGCATGGAATGCACTACAGATTACATCTCCTGTGCAGTCACTTAACCTTGCATTCGGCCAAGGAAACCCATTAGTACCTGGTATTGGCCCTGCAGCACAGATGGCTTTCGTAATGAGTGGTAAGTCAAATATGTTTGGCCCAACATACGAAGTATTCCGTGATATTGTTACACCATTCGGTGAGCCTACTGGTGTACAAGATATCATAGTACCATCTTGGTTGCGTAAATCAATTGCTTATGCACTTGGTGATAGCACAATGGTACAACGTGGTACAAAAGATTGGGCTTCATACTTAGCATCTACTGGTGATTATGGAGATAATCCATTAGCAAATGATGCTGAACGTACCCGTCTATTCCACGATGCTGAATCACTATCACGTGAAATTGGTTTTTTGTCTGCTTTATTCCAGAACATTTCTCCTGCTACACCTACAAATGAAGTGATAGCAAAGATTAAGTCACCTGAGAATAAGTTCAATTTCATGACATTGACTATGCTTTACGAAGCATGGAATCAGATATCCAAGGATTATCCTGGAGAATATGATAAGGCAGTATACAAGTTTGCTGAGACTTATGGTGCTAAGAACCTTCTTGCAATCATGGGTAAAAGCACAACTGCAGTAACTGGTACTGGAGATGCTTGGACATTCCTAAACAACAACCCAGAAGTGGCAGATAAGTATGGTCGTGAGCCTGGAGATGTTATTCCGTACTTCTTCCCTGGTGGAGAAGCATCGGTTAAGTACTACAACTGGCAACGCAAGACTGGCGCTCGTCAACCTTTGACCACAAAGGAACTAGCAAACTCTGCAGAAGAACTTATCTACTCTATGGAGAAGTCACAAATTGCAGAACAACAGATTGCATACGGATATAGCGATATTTGGTATACCGAGCAGATTGCTAAACTTGATAAGCGATTTGGTGCAAAGCCACCTTCAACTATCACAAGTGGTACAGCAGATGAGAAGATTGCTCGCGTAGGTCTTGCATTATCAGACCCTGCGTTCCAAGAGTCTCCAATCTATGCTGAAACCGTACAGTTCTATAACCAGTACGTTAAATTCCAAGACATGCTTAATCAGGCAAAGGTATCTAACTATGCCGACTTAGGTGGTAAAGGTGGATACGCTACATTGATGCGCGACGAATTGCTAGCACTAGCAGATAATTTAATGATGAGTAACCCTGCATTCTCTCGTATGTACTACGGAGTATTTGCAAGTAAGTTGAAAGGTTAATGATGGCAGACAAATACAGTTCGTATTATACTAAGAAAGCCGCAGAGACCAACGCTTATCAGGCTACTAACCAAGCACTTGTTGGAACTAATATTTATAGTCCTTCAAATCCTTTGGCTCAATCTTATCTTGGATATATCAATGCTACAGATGCTACTGCAAAAGCAATTGCTTGGCAGAATTTATATCGTGGTTTAGTATCATCAAATAATATGGCTCCACAAGGTTCTGCTTATCGCAATAACTTTGAATACCTACAAGCATTACTTCGCAAAACTGGTCTATCTAAAGGCAATACTCCACTTGGAGTACTAGACCCTAAGGGACGAGACCAAACAGGATTTAGCCAGGCTCTTCAGGCTGCTATTGGCATGAACTTGCCACTTAATGACTACTTAAGTCTTTTAGCAAGTAGTGGTGTTGGTGGTACTCCTGTAAAGCAGGTAGATACTACTACAAAGTACAACAAGCAGATAGCAAGTTCGCTTCAGTTAAAAGATGAAGCAGAAGCCCGCATGATGTTTGAGGATGCTCACTTCAAGGCTTTTGGTATGAACCCATCTGCTGCGCTATCTAAGTCATTTGGTGAAGCATGGAATGCTGAAGCAAAGAAGCAAGTTGCGCCTACAACTACTTCCTATGTAACAACTTACAATAAAGTTTACGATAAGACTAAGCCAATTATTGACCCTAAGACAAAGAAGCCTAAACTGGATGCTGATGGCAAGCCAATGTATCAACAGAAGTCAGTTAAAGGTGTTCTTCAATGGGAGCCAGTAACTAGACAGACAACTACTGCTAAGGGTGAAGGATTTACCGAAAAAGAACAAGATAAGTTCTTGGCTGAATACTTAGTATCTAACTTTCCAGATGCAGACTTTGATACCCAAACTGTTGGTGGTGCTGCAAGAAGTATTTACGATAGCATCGTTAGTTTGCACAAGAATAATTACTCATCTGTGCCAGATTTTGAATCAGTTGCTGGAACAATTAAGGCTATGCTATCAAGTACAGATGCAGCAGTATCTAAAGAAGTTTATGACCAGTATGCGCGTAAGATTCGTAGCAATGTAGGAACTCGGTTCATGGGACTTGCTGATTGGGTTGCTGAAGGTAATGATGCTTCAGAAAAGATTAATCCGTTGTTAAGCACAGCATCTCAGTTTTTAGAATCAGATGTTACTATTGACGATGATTTATCAAAGAGAATATTAAACTTTCAAGGTTCAGATGGTAAGTATCGTTTACCTAACGATTATGAATTAAATGAATTACTAAAGAACGATTCACGCTTTGCGAGAACATCTACAGCAAAGAACGAATCAGTTAATACTTTCCAGACACTAATGAATAGATTGAGGATTGGTTAATGGCTGAAGATAAACTAAAAACTTTTTTAACTAATGCCGATAAACGTCAAAAAGAGTTAGATGCTCTTTTAGCAAAAGCAAATGCTAATATTGCTGCATCTAAACCTAAAACCATTCAATCTATGACTAAAGAAGAGATTGATGCTGCTACTGCTAAAGTAGTTGCTGCTGGTGGTAAGTCAACCGATATAACAAATGTGCTTCCTGGAGAAACTAGGTCTCAAGCAAACGAGCGTATTACTACTGCTTATAAAGAGATGCTTGCAAAGCCTGTATTATCTGATGAGGCAAAAGCGGCTGGCGCAAAGGTTCAATTTGTTCGTACTTCTGCAGGTGGTCAAGGTGAATATACAGTAGTAGTTCCTATTGGTTATACTGGCCCACGTACTACAACTCAATGGACTGAAGGAATTATCCCTTCTACTGGTGTATATACAACTGGAACCACTCTTGGTGTTTACAGTACTGGTAAGGGAACTTATACCCAAGTAGGTAATATTACACCTATAACAATGGGGGCTGGTACTGGAGGAACTGGCGGTACAGGTGGTACTGGTGGTACAGGCGGTTCAAGTGGTACAGGCGGTTCAAGTGGTACAGGCGGTACTGGCGGTACGGGTGGCACAGGCGGTACAGGAGGTGCTGGAGGAACTGGCGGTACTGGTGGAACTGGAGGTACAAGCGATACTTCTACCCCAACTACAAATGTTGAAGTATTAAAATCATTACTTCGTGCTGCTGGTTATAATGCAAAATTAATTGATTCTTCTGCTACATATCTACAACAACTTCTTAAAGAAGGAATTGACTACGATAATGCTGTAGAAATATTCTTGAATAGCAAAGACTATACTCTTAAAAATGGTACAAAAATTACTTCTCCATTTTATACCGAATACGGTTATTTAAATGAGAATGCTCCTAGACCATTATCGTCAGCAGAACTTTATGGTTTTGTTGAAGGCACAAAAGAATTAGTTTCAAGATATAAATTAAATAATAGATTTGCTTCACCAGATGTTCTGAAAAAATATATTGCTAATAAAGTAACTGTTGAGGATTTAGAGAGCCGTGCTAATACAGCACGCTTAAAGGCTATCCAAGCAGACCCTGCTTATGTAGCAGGTTTAAGAAGCCTAGGGTTTATTGGTTCTGCTGCAGACCTTACAGATTTCTACATGGATGAGAATATCGGTAAGCAAACCCTTGAAGAAAATCAACGTATGGGTACTTTTGCTGCTGAGAATATTCGTCGTGCTAATGAAGGCATCATGTTTGGCGAGGCTCAAAAGGTACTTGCAAAGCAGTTGGCTGCAAGCACTCAACTTAGAAATCAAGATATAGAACAACTTGCTGCTGCTGGTTATGCAAATATTGCTGAAACATTACTACCTATGACTAAACTTGCTGGGATATACGAGCAAGGTTCTAATCTAACTCAGGAACAGATTCAATCAGAACTTGAAAAAGAAGAGTTTTTAGGTAATGCTTCTGAAAGACGTAAACGTCTGAAAGCACAAGAAATAGCATCTTATAAAGGTGAATCTGGTATTAGTCGTTATTCATTAAGTCAAGGTGGAGTAGCAGGACTTATATAAAAATCCCTACACGGACCCGTCGGCCCCGTGAGGCGTAGCAGACCGATAGTACAAGCCAATGTGAAACCCCGATTACATTGAGGTGTGCGATAAACAACAAACAAGATAAGGGAGACGTTACATGAGTAACAACCGCAATAATAACTGGGACTTCGATGACGAAGATGAGGATGATGAATTTCAACCTACTAACTTCGGTCAGGAAGAAGATTCGCCCCTAGTACGACAACTTCGCAAGCAACTAAAGGCTGAGAAGAAACGTGCTAAAGAACTTGAGAGTAATCTCACGAACTTAACGGCAGCCCAGAAAGAGCGGATTCTAAAGGATGTTCTCACATCCCGTGGTTTGAATCCAAAAATTGCACAGTATGTGCCTTCTGATGTTGAAACTTCACCAGATGCAATTAATGCTTGGCTCGACAGCAATGGCGATGTCTTTGGCATTAAAGCAAATGATAAGCCTTCAATTCCTGAAGGAGACATTGCTGCACTACAAAAGATGGATAAGACAATTACAGGAGCGGAGTCATCATCCTCCTCAGATAGCATGGAGATGCGTCTCGCAAGTGCTACATCTGAAGAAGAAATTTTGTCCATTCTAAGCGGTCAATAAACCGCACACTTCTAATCAGAAAGTAGGTACAAAGCCAAATGGCTGATGTATTTTCAACTACCACCTCTGGTTTAGGTACTAACCTCGTTACCCTTGCGTACGATAAACTTGTCGAACTCAACCTACGTAACACACCTCAGTTCCGTGCAATCGCGGACAAGAAGCCAGGTAGCCTAACCCACGATGGTTCTTCAATCCGTTTCCAGTTCCACACAGATATCGCTGATACCACAATTGCTGGTGCGACTCTCGCTGAAACTGTAGACCCAGATGCAGTAGCACTACCTGCTACTACTTACATTGACGTGGCTCAGTTGGAACTTGGCCGTGTAGTTCTTCCTACACGCAAGTTGTCATTGATGTCACTTGCTGATGTTGACCCATGGATTGCTAACGCAGTTTCATACAACATGGCTATGACTCTTGATGCTGGTGTTGCTGCTGTCCTAGACGCAGGAACAAACGTAATCCGTGAGTCTGCTGGTGCGCTTTCAACTTCTGCTGCAAAGACCACCATCACCACAACCGATACCATTAAGTCACGCGACATCCGTTACGCAGTAACCAAGTTGCGCGCAGGTAACGTAGTACCTAAGTCAGGTGCTTACTATGTTTCTTACATTCACCCAGAAGTTTCTTCTGACCTTCGTACAGAAACAGGCAACAACGTATGGCGTACGCCGCACGATTACCAGGCTGCTGGCCCACTTATGGCTGGCGAACTTGGCGCATGGGAAGGTGTTCGTTTCATCGAAACACCATCCATGACTAACTCACAATCAGGTTCTGGTGCAGGTGCAGCACAGGCACGCGTTTACAACACCTATGTTCTAGGTGCGCAAGCGCTTGCTGAGGCTGTCTGGAAGGAGCCAAAGATTGAGTTTGGTAACGTAGTAGACAAGTTGAACCGCTTCCGTCCTGTTGGATGGCACGGTATCTTGAACTGGGCTATCTACCGCCAGGCTGCGCTATATCGCATTGAGACTGCCGCTTCAGGCCGTCCAACTGTTTAATAGTCGTTAGACACATAGGGCTAGGGGAAACTCTAGCCTTATGGGTAAAACTGCTAGGAGAGGCAATATGGCATATTTTTTCACTACCCCTACAATAAGTGAGGGGCCAGCAGGAGAAGGGCCTCTATTCAGCCGTTACAGGCTTGTAAGGGGCATTACAGTCCTTAAAAACGACGGAGTATATACCGAAGTTCGCTTTCCGTCATCTGAGGAGGTGACTGAGGCAGATATCGCGTATATCGGGGGATACACTTACGAAGTTTCTGCAAATGAGAAGGCAGACCTCGAAGCGGCAGGGTATACTGTCGATACGGTATGAACTGTTCTCATTT